CTAAATAAGATCAGTCTATTATCAGACATAGAGAAAGAATTAGCGGCCCATAAAAAGGAAGCTGCCAATTCATATTTCAAAAACATGACCACTTAATTTCCAAGGAACTGACATGTCCAGCGAAAGTATGTTCGAGGGTCACATGGCTTGTCCTTCTTGTGGGTCAAGCGATGCAAATAGTAAGTACTCAGATGGTCACCTCTATTGTTACAGTTGTAAAACCTATTCAAAGAGTAACCAAAATGGAGAAGATATGCAGTTGAATGTAATTCAATCCACACCATCAGCACAGAAGCTCTCAACCGGATCGTTGGGAGATATATCTGACAGAAAAATTAGCAAGGAGACATGTAAGAAGTATAACACCTATCTACAAAAAGATGGCTCAACCATAACCCATCACATCTATCAGTATTTTGATCGGGATGGTCAACACATAGCCAATAAGATAAGAGGAACAAAAGACAAGGGCTTCTGGACCGAGGGGCCAATCAGTGATAGTGTGTTGTTTGGTCAGAACATATTTAATCAGGGTGGAAAGTTCGTCACTATCTGTGAAGGCGAGCTGGATGCCATGTCTGCATATGAGATGTTGGGGTCCAAGTGGCCTGTGATCTCCATCAAGAATGGCGCAGCAGCAGCGTCGGAGAACTGCAAGAAATCTCTGGACTACCTGAACAAGTTTGATAGTGTAGTATTATGTTTTGATAATGACAAACAAGGAAAGGAAGCGGAGAAGAAGGTAGCTCAGTTGTTCGAGCCAAACAAGTGTAAGATTGTATCCCTGGGTATGAAGGATGCCAACGAATATCTGAAGACCGGCCAAAGAACAAAGTTTGTAGATGCATGGTGGAATTCCAGAACATACACGCCAGCCGGTATTATAAATCTTGATGATATTGGTGCGGAACTCTATGAAGAAAACTATTGTCAGACCTGTTCATATCCTTGGAATAAAATGAATGAGAAAACATATGGGATGAGAACGGGAGAGCTTATAACATTCTGTAGCGGGGCTGGCATGGGCAAGAGTAGTATCACCAGAGAGTTGATGCACCACATCATGGGCAACACCGAAGATAACATTGGTGTGCTTGCTTTGGAGGAGAGTACACATAATACTATCTTCAACATCATGAGTGTGGAAGCCAATGCCAGACTATATATTAGAGAAATAAGAGAACAATTCACAATGGAGCAACTGGAGGATTGGAGAAAGAAAACCATTGGAGGTAAGAAGTTCTTTGCCTTCGATCACTTTGGTTCAATTGAGAACCATGAAATACTTGATCGCATCAGGTACATGGCCAAGGCTCTGGATTGCAAGTGGATATTCCTGGACCACCTGAGTATCTTGGTATCCGGTCAAGAAGATTATGGTGATGAAAGAAAAACCATTGATGTTCTCATGACCAAGCTGAGATCCCTCGTAGAAGAAACCGGAGTAGGACTGTTGCTTGTCAGCCATCTGCGGCGTCCTGGTGGGGATCGTGGCCATGAGGAGGGCAAGGAGGTGTCTCTGTCTCACCTGCGTGGGTCTGCCAGCATTGCTCACCTGTCTGATAGTGTCATAGCCTTGGAACGTAACCAGCAAGCAGAGGATGAGATCGAGGCCAACACCACCACCATTCGTATTCTTAAAAATAGATATACAGGAGACACTGGCGTAGCTTGTTACTTGCATTATGATAAAGAAACTGGTAGAATGACACAAATTGATAACCCCTTCTTGGAGGACGAGGAATGAGAAAGCCCTTCGATAAAGCACTCTACGACGTGGCCGATACCAAAGCCAAGAAGCATATGGTAGGGTGGCTACGAGATCATGACCACTCAAACATATCCACCAACGAGACAACCTACTTTGATATTGTCTGTACAGTGGATGGAGATCTACCAAGACTTCTCTATGAGGTTGAGATAAAATATTCTTGGCGAGGAGAGTGGCCCGAAAGCTGGGATGAAATACGAATACCAGAAAGGAAGAGGAGACTGCTTGATAAATGGCAGGAGGAATGTCCTCTTGACGTACTAACCTTTGTTGTCTTCAGGAATGATTGCCTGAAAGCATGGCACATAGACGGCCATACCTTGCTTGATTGTGAGGTTAGAGAAGCTTCCAATCGTAACATCCAGAAAGGAGAGAAGTTCTTCCATATCCCCACCAGTGAGGCATATCTGATGGATATGACCTATGAGGAGAATTAAAAACCTTTTGGGTACCTTTTTTGGGTACCTTTTTTGGGTACCTTTGAGGCAAAGTCATGAAAGCAGTTGTTGACATTGAAACAGACGGCCTGGATGCAACAAAGATACATTGCATAGTTGCACAGAATTACCAGACAGGAGAAAAGCGGCAGTGGATTGAAGAAGAGTGTAGACAATTTGGAGGATGGTCCAGTAGAATAGATCAATTTATCATGCACAATGGTCTTAGCTTTGACGCACCAATCCTTAACAAGTTTGCCAATGCTCGAATAAGACCAGCCCAGGTTAGGGATACGTTGGTGGAATCCCAACTATATAATCCTGTTCGTCTGGGTGGTCACTCCCTGGAAGCTTGGGGAAATAGGTTGGACTACACCAAGGGAGAACTCAATGAGTTTGCCGAGTATAGTGAGGAGATGCTTGAGTACTGTGTTCGAGATACAGAGCTTACCAAAAGACTGGCCGTCCTTCTGGAGGGGGAAGGGAAGAGTTTCAAACCGAAGGCATACGAGTTGGAGCGTAGTGTAAGAATTGTTATAGACAAGCAAGAACGTAATGGTTTTGCTTTCAATCTCAGAGAAGGTCAGCTTCTTTTTGCTAAGTTGGAAGACGAACAGCATGAGCTTAAAGAACGAGCAGATGAGATGTTCAAGCCAGCAGAGAAACAATTGAAAACCAAGATTAAATATATACCATTCAATATTGCCAGCCGAAAACAAATAGCGGAACGTCTGATGGAGAAGGGCTGGAAACCAGATAAGTATACCGACAAAGATAATATTATTATTAATGAAGAAGTTCTTTCCAAGATTACGGGAATGCCAGAAGCACAGATGTTCAGCAGATATTTTCTTCTGCAAAAGCGTACCGGCCTTCTCAAGTCTTGGATACAGGAGTGCCAAGAGGATGGTAGAGTTCATGGCAGGGTTCTGACCCTTCGTACTATTACAGGCCGCATGGCCCACCACAAGCCTAATATGGCACAGGTTCCTGCTGTCTATAGTCCCTTTGGAAAGGAGTGTCGTTCCCTCTGGACAGTATCCAACCCAGAGACACACCAGCTTGTGGGAACCGACGCCAGTGGTCTGGAACTGCGCTGTCTGGCACACTACATGAATGACAAGAACTTCACCAATGAAGTCCTTACCGGGGACGTACATAGTGCTAACCAGATAGCAGCGGGACTTGGCACAAGAGATCAGGCCAAGACTTTTATCTATGCCTTCCTCTACGGAGCTGGGCCAGCCAAGATAGGAAAGATTGTGGGTGGGTCTTCCAAGGCGGGACGAGAACTCATTGGAAAATTCCTGAAGAACATGCCCGCCCTGAAAAGATTGCGATCAAATATTCAAGAGGCGGCCCAGGGCGGCACTATCAAGGGTCTGGATGGGCGTATGCTACACATCAGATCGGAACATGCTGCTCTCAACACCCTCTTGCAAGGCGCTGGCGCTATCATCTGCAAGCAGTGGGTGGTAGAGATGGACAAGAGAATACGGAGGTTTGGGTTGGATGCCCAATTGGTGGTGTCGGTACACGATGAATACCAGTTTGAGGTAGCCAAGCCTGACATAGGAAAGTTCACCCAGATAACAAAGGAGGCTATGCACCAAACACAAGAGATACTGAGTTTCAAGTGTGATCTTGATTGTAACTACAAGATTGGAAATAATTGGGCTGAGACACATTAGTTGTTGACATGCCTATTCCAATGTGATATAATGCGTTTGTTGTTGGTAGTAGACAACCTGCGGAATGATCCGCTTCATAGCTGCAATGGGCAGCCTAAGGAGAAATGAAAAATGAATGAGCCTATTTATCTTACAGGAAAATGCTATTGGGCCTGTGTCGTTGAGCCTAATACAAAGTTTGATGAGCATTCCTGGTCTATCCAGATAGTTGTTGATGATGACAACCGTCCGCTCATCGAAGAGGCTGGTCTCACAATCAGTAACAAGGATGACGAGCGTGGTGATTTTGTTACGATCAAGCGTAAGGTCTTACGAAGGGATGGCAGTATCGCACGCTCACCCTTTATTAAAGACTCTCAAAATAATTCTTGGGATGATACCCTTATCGGAAATGGTAGCGTTGTGAGAGTACGTGCAATCCCCTATCAGTGGAAGTTTGCTGGCAAGACTGGAGTGTCAGCAGATTTGAGTGCTGTGCAGGTTATTGATCTGGTATCATATAAACCTCAAGCAGCAGACTTTCCTGTAGTGGAAGGAGGTTATGTGAACGAAAATGCTGAGAACATACCCTTTTAATAATTAGAAAGGCAGGGGGAGTGTTGCTGGTGGTGACACTCCCTCTCTTACTCATATGAAAAAAATAGAGACACTGGTAGAAGATATATATAATTTATTTACTCTTGATCCTATTGATATGGATGAGGATGAGGTAGATAAACACATAGATAACTTTGGTGAGATGCTCAAGATACACATCAAGGAGTTCTTATATGAGAAGCCCAGAGATCGTGCCAACCTACGACTATCTGCCATTGGCAAACCAAACAGACAGCTTTGGTATGATCTCAACAAACCCCTAGATGATGTTCAGCTTCAGCCCTCCACTCGAATAAAGTTTTTATACGGATATATCTTGGAAGAGTTACTTCTTCTTTGCGCTTCTATCTCAGGCCACACGGTAACTGATCAACAAAAAGAGGTTGAAGTCGAAGGCGTTAAGGGTCATCAAGATGCTATGATTGACGGGGTTCTGGTCGATTGTAAATCTGCAAGTGGTCCGGGCTTCGATAAGTTTAAGTATCACAAGCTTACCGAAGATGATCCCTTTGGATATATTGCTCAAATCTCAGCCTATGCTCACGCCAATGCAGTTAGTCGAGCTGCTTTTCTTGCTATTAACAAATCAACAGGAGAGATATGTTTAACTCCTGTACATCAGATGGATATGATCAATGCTAAAAAGAGGGTGGAGTATCTTAAAGGAATGGTCACAGACAGTCGGATACCTGATCGGTGTTATGCTGATGTTCCTGATGGGAAGTCTGGCAATCATAAGCTTGCTGTTGGTTGTGTTTATTGTGGGCATAAAAGAGAATG